GTCGGGCGGGAGAGTCGTCTCCGGAACCGTCGTCGTTGTCTCGGGAACGGTCGTTGATGGTTCAGTCGTTGTTGGCGCTGGAGGAGGAGGCGGCGGGGGAGGCGCTGGAGCCTGAGTCGTCGTCGTTGTTGAAGAAGAAGTCGTCGTAGTTTCGGGCAGGGTCGTAGTAGCCCTTTCTTCCACCGTTGTAGTTGTGGTCGATTCCTGAGTTGTTGTCGTTTCGGGAACGGTGGTTGTCGTTTGCGGCACCGTAGATGTGGTCGTCGTGGTAGTTGTGGTCGTCGTGGTGGTTGTTGTCGTCGTTGCTACCGACGGACCGTAAGACCACACGTACTCTGGCCCAGGGTTGCCGTTGCGCCACGCTTCGCAATCTGCCCATGTCGGATATTTGCCAGCCTGATAGTCAGCGGCAGGCTGAAACATCTGCCATTGTGTTTCGGCAAAACATGTCCAAGTGATTGTGTCCTGTGCTTGCGCTGGTGCAAACCAGGCAAGCGACGCGGCTGGTAGCCAGATTATCCAGCGGAACCTACTCCGTCGGTGTGGGCGGCGCGACAAACTCATCAAGGACGGCATCGTAGGTGTAGCCGATGCCCGCGTACCGTCCCCTGAAGTTGTTGTTGTATGAAGTCTGCTTCCACGTTCCGGTCAAACCGAGTCCAGCGATAAATGCTTGACCAACGGGTTCGGATGCAGGGAAGTCGAGATCGCCGCAGTCGCTATTTGCGACAACGATGACTTGGGTGACCGTGTTGTTGTCATTGAGTTGAGCGAAGTGTGCCATAACAATCCTTTAGTTTAGACCTTCCAGCGAACGTAGACGATACCTGAACCACCAGAGCCACCACTGCCACCAGTCGCACCGCCATCATACGAACCACCGCCACCACCTGATGCTGTATTCGCTGACGCTGACGTTCCGCTGATGGTGCCAGATGATGAACCACCTGCACCGCCGATAGAACTTCCACCTGCTCCACCTGTGCCACCACCGGCAGATGAGTAGCGAGCACCACCACCACCGCCGCCACCCTTGAATAGTGCTGAGCCACCGATAAACGCTGAAACGTCGTAACCCGCACCACCAGCACCACCATTGCCTGTGCTGTTATTCCCACCTGCTGCACCTGCACCGCCACCGCCACCTGCAGCACCGCTGGTTGCACCTGCACCGTTGCCACCAGCATTGCCTTGATTTGGTGTCCCTGCTTGACCCGTTGAGCCAGAGATAGACGCTCCAAGTCCACCTGCGCCAGAACCGCCGATAGACGGACTAATCACCCAACCAGCACTAATGTCTGTTGAACCGCCACGACCGCCACCAACACCGACAGCAATGCCGACAACAGACGAACTACCTTGACCTGGACCACCCGCGCCCGAACTTGCTGCTGCGCCACCTGCACCAATGGTCACAGTTGTGTTTGCGTCAAGATAGATAGTCCCGTCATCAACGCCACCTGCGCCACCACCTGAACCACCGCCAGAACTAGCACCGCTTCCTGCGCCACCGCCACCTGCAACCAGAACATCAAACAGTCCTGCTTTGGTAACAGTAAGTGTCCCCGTTGATGTGAATGTCAAGTATTCATAGTTGACACCGCTAATAGTCACAGCGGTTGGAGAACCGATACCACCTGTTGCGGTTCCATAGCCGTTGATGTTGACGGTGTTCGTCGTCAGTGACGACACATAGCCCATGTAACTACGGGTCATACCTTGAACCTCACATACACAATGCCTGAACCGCCAGCACCGCCGCCAGAACTGGTCCCACCACCACCACCAGAAGCCGTATTTGCTGATGCGGATGAACCAGTAGTCGTACTTGACCCCGCGCCACCAACAGAAGAGCCACCAGTCCCAGAACTAGCGGACGTGCTTCCACCACCACCACCACCACATTTAAACAGCGACGAACCAGCAATGAAGCCAGAAACGTCTACACCGGTGCCTCCGTTGTTGCCTGATCCTGCAGCACCAGCACCACCACCTCCGCCGCCAGTACTACCGCTTTGGTTTGCACCAGCATTACCCTGCGCGCCACCCAGTGAAGGACCGCCAGTTGTTCCTGGGGACTGACCACCACCGCCACCGCCGCCCGAACCGCCACCCTGCCCAGAGGTGCTATTATCATTTGTTCGTCGTCCGCCAGTGCCACCACCGAGCGCAGAAATGTTTGATGCTGTTGCGCTAGGAACAACACCGCCAATGGAACTACTTGTTCCATTTGTGTTTGATGCTCCGCCACCGCCAATTGTAACCGTCGCGTTAGCGGTCAGATAAATTGTTGAGAGAACCATACCTCCGGCACCGCCACCGCCAGACGCGCCTTCACTACTTGTATTCCCAGAACTGCTTGCTCCGCCCGCTCCGCCAGCGCAAAGCAAAACATCGAATAAACCAGCCTGGGTAACGGTTAGAGTTCCAGTAGACGTAAACGTGAGCAGCGTGTAGTTGACACCGCCAACAGTGATAGACGAGGAACTCCCACCTGTCGCAACGCCGTCCGCGTAGCCAGCAACGACAGGCGACTGGGTAATAGTCGTCGAGACGTAACCGAGTTGACGGCGGGGTGTAGCCATTGGTTAGGCGACGATTGCGTTGACGAAGCCGAACACCAGAATCACGTCGGCGGTCGCGGCAAATGCCTTCACCACCTTCGCGTTCTGCAAAACAAGACCCGGCACAAGCGTTACCAAACCAGCCTCAGGCTGAATCGTGACCTCGATGTTTCCGTCAGCAGCAGTAGCGGTGCCCCATTCCAACGTCAACTTGACAGCGCTTGCTGACGTGTTGCAGGCGTACAACCAGATCTCGTCATACGTCCCCGTAGCCGTCGAAGCAACAGCGGTGTGCACCGTGACAGTGCTGCCCGTGCCAGTGCCCGTGACCTTGATGCCCAAACCATCGGTTGAGCCTGAGAGTTCTTTCTTCGTGAACGTAGCCATTGGTACTCCTAACTGAAGACCTGAATCTGAATAATGTCAACCGACGGCGGGATCGCTGCCCATGAGAAATCTGTTCCGTCAGAAGTTAGCACCGTGTCTGCCGCTCCAATGGCGACACGCTTGAAGTCGGGACCACTGTCCATGGTGAGCAGGTCACCGCGAGTGGTCAGCGTCGATGCAAGTTTGTTCGCCTCGTCTGCATCGTCGGCGGAGAACACCGGGTAGATGACCGCACCCGAAGCATGAGTTTGTGCGGTTGTGTCATCCTGTGCACGCGTAAGGGTAAGCGTCGAACCGGAGATCGTCGCGGTGCACTTCTCTTCGCTTGCAGTCCCAGGACTGATGACAACATAAAACGGAACGGCAGCCGTTGAAGGCCAGCCAGTCGTCGCGGCAATCGTCACCGATGTGTCGCTCGTTCCAAGCGACCCGGTGATTGTCGTCTGGGCTGCTGCGCCCTTGTACTGTCGACGTGTAACTGCGGCCATACCTTCCTTACCTTACACTACGCATGATCACAATGGCAGTACCTTCCCAATCCCAGCGGTTGTGGGCAGTTGAATCATCCAAAACGATCCATTCGATGTCCTCCACAATCACAGCGAATGTGGTCTGGTTCTCCTGGTAGTTGACGACGCGCGGGTTCTCCACGAGATCGCGTAGAGCAGTCAACTCGTAGTCCACGTCCTGGTAGTACTCTTTGCCACGGACGTTCAGGCGGTGGTGCATGATCAAGGGGACGCTGAAGATCTGGCTGCGCAGGGGGGCTGCGTAGGCACGGGCCATGAAGCGCGTGATCGTGGGGCCCAGGGCATTGTTGGTGCTGGAGCGGGTGAGCGTGAGTTTGAACTCAGACTCAAATACCTTGGTTTCCAGACCGTCGATGGTCTTGTCCTTGGTGGACTGGGTATCGATCTGCGGGAACGTGTAGTAAGCGCCGCTATCCGAGGCGACTGCAACGTCAATGGTGCCATTCAGGGGCTGGAAGCGCAGGTCGATCTTCGGGATGAACTTCGCGTCGCCAATGCCCCAGCGGTAAATGCCAGTTTCGATGTAGCCCGAGGAGACTTTGTTCGTGGCGTGGGGGGTGTAAACGCCTTGCCCAGACACAGTGAACATGGGCTTGTTGTTGAACTCGTGGATTGCCTGGACCGTTCCCTGTGTCACGGCCATTAGGTCGGATGCATAGGCGGGTTGGTTGCTGGAGACGAACACGGCAATGTCCATGCGCCCGATTCCGGTGTTTGTGCCATCGAAGTTGGTCCATGCGAAGTAGATGTATTGACCAATACCGGCGAAGGCACCGACAGTTGTCCCGGTAACAACCAGCGGACCGACGACAAGATTTCCGTCTCCGTCAGTAGTGCAGAAACGGAAGCCATTCTCAGTCCCAATGACAATGTTGCCCAAGTACCCGTAGATGGCAGAAATGATCTCGCCCTGCGGCAACTCAGCAGCCACGGTCGGGATATCCAAGGCAGTTCCATCCGCCTTGATTGCAGTCTTGTAGACCAGGCTGATGTTGCCGGAGTAGCCAGCAGCGTAGATATGGGACTGCCCGGCAGCAAAGCCGACCCAGTTCCAGTCAGCATTGGGGTGTGTGTACAGAGCAGACGGGTTGTTTGCCGACGACCCTGGCGTAGTCGTAATGTTCCAGATCTTGCGCTTATCCGTACCTTGGCCAGCGACCATCAAGCGACCCTTGACTACGTTCATGTGGCCAGCCTCAATGCCAGTGATGTAGACAGAAGCGGACGTTGTGCCAGCGTTGGTCTGGTCGATGTCGCCGTTCGCGTACGAGAAGAAGACGTTGTAGCCGTCGGACGTGAGGCTGTAAATGTTTGATGCGGCTGTTCCGGTTACGGTGGTGACCGACGTAAAATCTGTTGTGTACTTGATGTTCTGTCCGTCAGAACCGTACAAGCGGGTGCCAGCAGTGGTGGCATATAGATTTGTGCCAGAGGTGCTGTACACATTGGTCGTGGCAGACAGCAGCGACAATTCACCTTTGGTCCACGGGTCAATGCCGCGCGATGTCTTGAAGCGGTAGGGCTCCGCATCGGCAGTGTCGGCGTATTCCTGTCCTGCTCCGTAGTGCCATGATGATTGCGAGCGACGCCACAATCCCTGCGGGTTGATTGCTGATTCGCCAGGCTCTGCCGACTGGTCAACGGAGTCACGCACGCGCGCGTCGTACTGACGCGTGAAGCGGTTGGATGCTGTGTCGACAAAGTACGCTCTGCCGTTGATTGCTACTGGGAAAAGATCGGGTACCAAGTTCGTTGCTCCTGTACCAGTGTAGAAAGCCGCAGCCGGTTTGAAGGGGCTGTCGAACTTAGTCAGGGTAGCCATGGGCTACTTCCTGAATTTGATCGGGTACTGCACTTTCAGGCGCGCCGACTCGGCTGCAATGCGTTCCCGTCGCAGGCGCACCAGACTGGTGAACGAGTCACGCACGGACCCGGGCGGCACCTCGTCTGAACGACGGGTGTCTCCCTGGGATTCGATGAAGTTCCGCTTGATCTCACGGGCACTCATCATTCGGATGGCCAAGCCAAGTTCCACGATGTCATCGCAGGTGGCCGGGAGCAGACAGTTCGTAGTCAGGTCAGACGACTCGGAGGAAGCCCGAGTGAATGCAGACTTGTAACGGACACGCAGGTCGCCAGCCATCACGCTGTCATCGAGGACGAGCGTGTTGCCGGAAGGGAAATCCGAAGTAGGCAGACCAGTGGACAAACGCGCTCCGGTGACAATCGGGTGATCGTCGGCAAGGTAGCGCAGGCGCACGTCGATGAGTTCCAAGATTGTTCCAGAACCAGTGATGTCAATCTGCCTGTCGCTGCCGTTGTAGTACAGATCCACGGACACCACGCGGTACAGGCCGTTCATGCTGGACGATAGGTCGTCGATCTCAGCATTCACCATGTCGAACATCTGTGCCCGCGGGAAGCGCGGGCTAACGGTGATTACCGCTCCGGACGTGTGCGACGCAGCCGTCGTACCCAAGTACCCACGCTCAACAGTGAGGGTCTTGGTGTTGGCATCGGCGGCCCAGATGTAAAGGAGTTCTGAGTCGATCTCGCATACATTGCCAGCACGAAGGCCGCCAACATCGTAAGTAGTAACCACAGACGTGGCACTACTGTTGATGGTCGACGCCAGTTTGTTACGTTCTTCAACGGTCCCCGATAACAATTGGCGCGACGCCCTATTGAGGATCGTCGCAACGGTGGTCATTTAGTAGGTGTAACCGCCGTACCCAGGGAAACTTCCTGCCTGTGCACGTGCGGCCTTGTTCGCCTTTCGTGACTTCTTCGTGGTCTTGGGAGGACCAGCCATTTCCTTGGCTGGCTTCTTCCCCTTCTTGGGCTTGGCCATTACTTCTTCTTGGCCTTCTTCATGCCGCCCTTTTTAGAACCGTATTCCATCATCCGCTCTTTGGAACCCTCGGACATTTCGTGCTTGCGGTTCTTCTTGCTCATTTTGCCCTTGGCCATTACTTCTTGCCCTTCTTCTTGCCCTTGCCCATCTTCATGGACTTGCCAGTCTTCTTGGCCTCGGCCTTAGCCATGGCCATTCCTTTGGCGGTGTACGCGAACTCTTTCTTTCCTACCTTCGGCATGTCTGTCCTTTCGTTGTGGTTACTTTACCATTTCACTTTGTCGGCCCAATAGGCGGCTGACATCTTGCCCTTGGCGATGTTCTTGGCGTGACGCGCCTTGAACGATTCGCGGCGCTTGCGGTAAGCAGCCGACTCGCCCTCCTTCTTCGGGGAGCCACTGACACCCTGCTGGCCAAAGCGGATTAGTTTCACCTTGTTGCCCTCCTTGGCAAGAACGGCGTGGGACTTGCTGGCATTGGGGGTGCGCTTGGGCTTGTTGTATCCGGCGAACTTCTCGCCTCTGTACTCGATTGTCACTTCCTGTACCTCGCTGTCTTCTTTGCTACTGACTTGGGCTGCTTGACAAACTGCTTGCCCTTCTTGTTGCCCTCAGCCTTGGCCTTGTTGGTCGCTGCCTTTTCCGCGGGAGACAGTGCGTCCCACGCCTTGTCTGGCAGGTAGCGCTTCTTCCCCTTCGACGGCTTGCCGTCCGACGTGCGCCACTTCTGCGCCGTCCAATCCTTGAGGGACTTCTGCGACTTCGACAGTGCCATTACTTGTAACCGCCGCCAGCCTTCTTGTATTCGCTGGCAAGCAGTTGTGCCTTGCGAGCCGACCACTCGCCGGGATCTCCGCCCTTGCTGCCAGCCTTGATCTTCTCGAACAGACGTTTGCGCATGGCTGGCTTTGTGTAGTTGCCTGCCTCGTTGACCCTGGACTTTGCCTTCTTCTTCACAGTGGCTCCACTTTGTAACCGGCGATGTACCCCGCGTTAGAGAGTACCTCAAAGACGCCCTCTCTCACTACGTATTCCTCGCCTTTTCTGAACTTGTAGGTAGTGGTGTTGATGGTCGAGTCGATGTTCCGGTTTACCGTTATCCGCATCATGCAGGCGAATGGCTTGAACTGCGCGGCCCCGTCCAACACCTCGCCCTCCGGAAGAACTGACACCAGTTTCTTGGCAGCCTTAGCCCAAGAGAATTCTTTGACCTTGGGGACATTGGCCAGTGCCTGGATCTCGTACTTGTCACGGTTGGCGTAGTGGTCTCTGATGGCCTGAACCAGGCTGTCCATGTCTGCCTCATCCCAGTTGCCAACGAAGTCGGACCTCCTGGATGTGTGCGGTATGACCGTGGTAGCAATGTGTGCGTACTCGGCCTGCCCGGAGGTTGCGGTGATGATTGTCGGGATGCCCATGGCCATGGCTTGCAACGGCATGAGGCCGAAGCCCTCGCCGCGTGATGGTGCAAGGAAGCAGTCAGCCAGCCCGTACCACTGGAAGACTTCGTGGAACGGCAGGAAGTTGCGCTGGATGTAGACGTTGGGCGGAAGTTTCAGATTCTCTGGAGTGTCCTTGGCCTGCGGCGGAACCTTGAGGTGCAGGTCCGCATCGACGCCGGACTTGACGAACGCCTCGATCACAAGGTCCATCCCCTTGCGACGCCACAGCGAGCCACCCGCATGGAAACGGAACCGCTTGTTTGGCTCGCGGTCCACTGGGTACCAGACCTTCTGGTCCACACCCAGCGGCACCATCACCACGTTGTCGTGGTATCGGGAAAAAAGTTCTACGTTGTGCTGGCAGGGGACGATAATTTGGTCGTAGTGCGGGACCCAGCGCTCAAAGCGGTCCGGGAGTACGTCTGTTTCCCACATGGTGAACAGCGATTTGTATTGCCCCTCCAGGTATCCCTTGACGGCGAAGGGCACCTGCATCTCCACCCGCACGCTTGCGCGCTCGTGCATCTTAACGGTTGAAGGGATTGCGCCCATGAACCCGGCGTACATTGCACCGTAGCCATAGCGTGCATCGGGGAATCCATTCCAGTACTGGTAGTTAGTCAACGGTCTTCTCCAGCCGTGCAGATCCATCGATCATGTGCGGCTGTCCGCCCGTGTCGCGGATTCGCTTGTATGCGTCGAGGTCCTTGTCCAACCTTTTCTCCTTCAGGTTTAGATCCTGCACGTTCTGGCGCGTGGGCATGGCTGCACCAGACATGCGTACGTGCGCGATGCGGCAGGCGAAGCAGCCCTCCACATCCAGGCTCGGATGCGTCTCCCTATGTTTCATGTTCCCCTTAGGTGACTGTGTACCCCGCTGCTACGAGGTCGACCTTCTCTTCTTCGCTCACGAAGTTCTTCGTGCCGCCCCAGTATATTGCCACAACATTGGAGAGATCGCGCGGGTCGTTCTCGGTGAACGAACCGTTCGACAACTTGTAGACATTCCTGCCTCGTGCCATCGGCTCGTAATGGCGGAAGAGTGAGTAAGCCAGGCCGTCATGGATACCCTCGGTGTACCGGACAACGTTGTCGGTCGGAGTCAGGAACAAAAGCAGTTTTTTCTGCGTCGCCGTTGCCGAGCCAGTGCCTGATCCGGTCGCCGTCTTGCGGAACATCTTGATGCCAGTTCCAGTTCCGCTGCCAGTGCCAGATCCTGTGGCCGTGCGCTCGGCAACAAGAACTCGCGTTGCTGTACCGGACCCAAGGCCAGATCCGCTTGCGTTGCGGATCGAGCCGTATTTGACTGTGTTGGAACTTGTACTGAGTCCAGATCCTGACGCAGTACGAGGCGCAATATGCAGCCCAGTTGCGGTGCCAGCAGTGGCCCCTTGACCACTACCAGTGGCTGTGCGAGGCAGAACCTCCTTGGTGGTTGTGGAACTTGTCCCGGCTCCAGACCCAGTAGCGGTTCGCTTGAGAAGAAGGAACTGCGTATTCGTCGCTGTTCCACTGCCAGTATTACTGGCGGTACGAACAACGACTGCATAGCCTTGATAGAAGGCAACGCCCCCCGTGAAGGGGAATGTGAAATCGAGCAGGTCAGCCATGAGGCTAACTGCGCTTAGTCGAGGCTAAGGGTCAGCGTGGTGATCTGGAAAGTGTCTCCAGCGGTAACCGCAGCAGATGAGGACAGCGAGCCGGTCCACAGGCAATTGCCAGTGGTCAGATTGTCCCAGAGCGACCAGTGCGTGTAGGTCTCGGTCGCAGCGACGTTGGTCCACTCGGCAAGCGCAGCGGTGGCCATGCTGCCGCTCGATGCGGCGCTCCAGGTCACGCTCTTGCGGGTTGTCTCGGTGGCAGCGTTCGACGTGCCTGCTTCACCGGGGTCGCCAGTGTGCAACTTGATGTACGTGTTGGCGACGGAGAACGAAGTGTTTGCCAGAGTCTCCAGCAACTTGTTCTCTGCGTAGTTGGAAATCGACATGTGGTCACCTTATCACAGTTGAATGAAAGTGGGGGCGGGCCGAGGGGAACAGCAACCCGCCCCCACCAATTACTTGTCTGAACTAGTTAGTTCAGTTTGAGCCGATGCTCGACGCGCTCTCGACGCGACGGAGCGACGCCTCACGGAAGCGGGCGTAGCCACCGAGCCAGTACCAACCGACAGGCTGGAAGCGGCTCAGCACGTCGACAACCGGGCCGCGCACGACACGCGGGAACGGTCCGTTGCCATCGACAATCGAGTGCGCCTTGGCGAGAGCCTGGCGACCCATGATGAGGGTGGCGTACGCATCGATCGTGCCCGAGGTGCCCGAGCCGTTGGAGGCGTTGGCGAACAACGGAGCGCGGGGCGTCTCGATGAAACGGACACCTTCGAACGCACCGATCTCACCCATGTAGATGTTGGCCGGGTCGCTGTAGACATGCGGGTCACGCCACGAGGCAACACCCGTCTCACGACGGAGGTCGTACGACACGTCCGGGTGGATGTAGCCCATGTACATTCCGTTGAACGAAACAGCGTTCGCCTTGCGGAGTGCGGCCACAACCTTGCGGACATCGTTGGCCTCGATGATGTCGGCGGCTTCGATCTCGGTGCGCGAGGTCGGAGTCGTTGCTCCGCCACCACCGTAGACCACGTTGCTACCAGCGGCGAGAACGTCGCTGATGATCGTGTCGATGGAGATACCGGCGTTGTAGCCAACGAGGTTGGCGGCAGCCGAGTCCACATCGAGGAACGAGGTGCCACGCAACTTGGCCGTCGTGTTGACCGCGTTGCCGTACTCGGCAAGGGTCACCTCGACCTGGCTGTCGCTCATGGCGACCGGCGTGACATCGGTGTCTTCCGTGAGGGTCGAGGTCTTCACCGAGAGATCGTTGAAGATCGTGAACTTCACGCTGGAACCAGGCATCGCCTGGGCGACCGGCATAACGTCTGCAACCGCGTCGAACAGAAGTTCGCTGCGGAGTGCGAAGTACGCAATCCGGTCAAACGCTACCTGATCTGTAAGAAGATCAGTCGTCTGAGTCTTAGTCATTACCTGTTATTTCTTTCTCCCACAGGCCGGGAGCCTGAGGGCTAGAGGTTTTCTGCTTCTTGCCTTGCCTGGGCCAGCAGTTGCATAACCTCATCCTGGGAGCGAGCATTGTTGATCCGATCCGCCCAGTCCACCGGGGGTTCGCTCGTCTGTCCCGCCCTTTGTGCCTTTTGCAATCTGTTCCAGGCGTTTTGTTCGGCCTGGACCTGCTGCGTCTGAACTGAAGGTGCGATGAGATTTGCTTCCTCGGCTGCCGCCCGAATTGCTTCGGGTGTGAAGTCTCCGTCGTAGCCCTTTACGAAATACTTCGCGACGGGGTTGTCCATCGGGACTCCCGCCTTCACGAAAGCAAGTTCGCGCTTGGCTGCTTCGGCTTCGGCTGCTGTTTGACGCAGAGCCTTGACCTCTTCTTCCAGTTTCCGCATGTGTGCTCGAACCGGATTCTTGGCTACCTGATCGTCTGTCTCGTCCTCGAATGATTCGTTGACATCTGACATGACCCACTCCTTCTGCCCACTTCCCGAGTGGAGGTTCCGGGAAGGCTGCTCATCTCACCCTTGTGCGCTGTTAAAGGCGGGGATTCTCTAACAGGTTCCCATGTAGGGAATAACTAGATGTTATGCACGCAAGTGCACAATGTCAAGGATCTACTGGGCTGTGCCCAATCCCGTTTCACGAGAGTACGAAGTCGCGCCAGTCGTCGCAGTGAATTGACCGCCACCCTGGAACTGCGCAACGCGCTGACGCTGACGACGCAGTAGCGCCTGCTCGGCCTGCACGTCGTAACCCAATGCTGCGCCAACCTTCTGCTGTTCCGTCAGCATCTCTTCGCCACCCATTTCCTGGTACAGGCCAGCGAGCGCACCGGCAGTACGGAAGTCTTGCTCCGCTTGCTCTGGGGTGATGTTGCGTTCAGCAACCTGCTCTGCTGTCTGGGCACTGATGGTGAAGCCAGCCTGTTCCTGGGCGCGCGCAGCGATGCGGGCAGCCTGAGCCTGGCGCTGGATAAGTGGAGTGGCGCGCTCGGGGTCCAGGAAGTACGCAGCAAGGCCGCCCTCGCTGACGCCATAGAGACGCTGCATCTGGGTGCGGACCTGCGGGTCTGCCTCTGCAACGGCGCGGTACCCGTCCTGGATTCGAGCCTGAAGTTCTGCAGGGGATACGTCATTCTCCAGGAACTTCTCGAAGTCGCTCTGGCTGTCATAGAAGCCAGTGGGCATTCCGTTGGCGCGCATGAGATCCCGGTACTGCTGCTCCAACTGAACGTAGGTATCCGGAGCAAGAGCGGGCAGGCCCTTGGCAACGCGACGGGCATTAGCAGTGAAACGCTGCTTGTACTCCGGGGTCTCACGCAACTCGAACAGAGCGGCACCGATGTCTTCAACGCCGCGGGTAACGATGTCGCGCAACTTGCCCTCAAGGCCAGTCATGCCAAGGCGGTTGACGAACTCCATGATTCGAGCAAAGGCATCCTCGTTGAACGGAACGAAGTCTCCACCACCGCCACCGCCACCGTCACCATCGTCGTCACCATCGTCGTCACCGGTGCGGGCGGGCTTCTTGTTGTCGCGACGCTGCTGGTCCGCAGCAATTTCCCTGTTAACGCCCTCGGTGTCGAGGCCGCTGTAAAACAGCCAGTCAAGATTCGTGTCGCTCATCGCACCAGACCAAACGCTTTCTCAAGTCCCATGACCAGGTTGCGAGTCTGGTCGTTTGCGTTCTTCGTGTAGCGCCAGTTGTAGCGCGGGTCCTGCTTGATGCGCTGCTGCCACGCTGTGGCGGACAGCGGCTTACCATCGGGGCCAGCCTCCAGGGCTGCGGCAAAGATGGGATTGTCAAGCGTGACGCTCTGCGGATTCATTTCCAGAACCTGCGTAGCGATCTGCTGATATGGCTCGAAGATGTCCTCAAGCGTGAAGTCCTGGTCAAGTAGATCAGACAGATGGTTGTACTTGGCCTTGGCAAACTGGCGCGCCTTCTTGATCAGGAGATCCGAGGTCTGCATCACGCCGTCCATGGTCTCACCGGCAAGGGCTGCTTGGATGCGCTGGTCAACGTCCTTCGGGGCGTAGCCGTATGCCTTGAGTGTGCGACGCAGTTTGTTACCCTCGGTTGTCGTAGTCGCTACTGCACCAGCACCACGCTGACCAACCTTGTTGTACGCCAGGTACTTGATCTCAAGGTCGCTGGCCTGGTTCTGCTCCGCGTAGGTGGCAAGGTCTGCCAGTTCTGTCTCGGTCAGTTCGAGGTCACCAAGCGCAGCGCCAAGAGCCTGACGGCGACGGGCCAGTCGATCCTGCTGGTCGACAGGCTTGAGTACGTCCCAATCAATCTTGGCTTTCTTGGTCTTGTTGTAGTAGTCGGTTGCCTGAACGCGGCCAATG